GAGTTCCGTGACGTTGATGTGCCTGGTGGTGCGATTCGTGACGCTATTACTTTCATTCCTTACAAGGAACCAAGCTCAGTCTTGTACCAATTACTCCAAAATATCGTTGACGAGGGGAGAAGGATTGGCTCCGTTGCAGATATACAAGTTGGAGACATCAACTCGCAAGCGCCAGTAGGAACAACGTTAGCTCTCATGGAAAGGTCCATGAAAGTTATGTCAGGTGTGCAATCAAGATTACATAGCTCACTAAAAAAAGAATTAAGATTAATATCTAATATTATTCATGATTACATGCCATCTGAATATGCGTATGAGACAGAGGGTGAGTTTTCTAGAATCAAAGACTTTGATGATAGAGTTGATGTAATACCTGTGTCAGATCCTAATGCTGCCACGATGTCACAACGTATTATGCAGTATCAGGCTGCACTACAGTTAGCTCAACAGGCACCACAACTATATGACATGGGCAAACTACATAGGCAAATGTTAGAAGTGTTGGGCATAACAGATGCTAAAGATATAGTTAAATTAAAAGAAGATATAAAACCTAACGATCCTGTTACAGAAAACATGATGATACTAAAACAAGAGCCAGTAAAAGCATTTAAATATCAGGATCATGAGGCACATATTACTGTGCATTTAGCTGCAGCAAATGACCCAAAGATAAAAGAAATAGTTGGACAGTCACCATTTGCAGGGGCAATTCAAGCAGCTATAGCAGCACACATAACAGAACATGTGGCTTTCCAATACAGAAAAGATATGGAGGAAAAGCTAGGTGTTCCTATGCCATCGGAAGAAAAACCATTACCTGAGGATGCGGAGTCAGAGCTTTCTAGACTCACAGCTCAAGCTGCTCAAAAGTTACTTTCATCTAATGAAGCAGAGATGCAAGCAGCGGCAGCAAAGAAAGCACAAGAAGATCCTTTGACAATAATACAGCAAAGAGAGTTAGCAATTAAAGAAGCAGAGCTACAACACAAAATTGAAATGGATAAATTAAAATTAGAGTTGGAGGCAGCAAAAACAAAGATCAATAAGGATTTACAAGAGGATAGACTTGAAAGTGAAGATAAGCGTGAGGGTGTAAGAATAGCTGCAAAACTAGCCACAGACGCTGCTAAAGATCAAAAAGAAGAAGCAAAATTAGTATTAGATGCAGCAAAGCAGTTGCAAAATGAATAAAAATGAAACAGTATATACACCAATTATTAAAAAAATACAGGAGATGAGATATGATTGGTCTAATTATGTCTCGAATGGCGGAGCATCTTCCTATGAAGAATATAGGGAAACATGCGGTAAAATCGAAGCTACAAAGCAGATTGAAGAAGAAATTAAAACAATTGAAAAAAGGTTTATTGAAGATTAAGACTTTTCTAAAACAAAAAATTAGGATATATAGGAAATATGTATACAGCACAAAAAGAAATAAAAGACGAAGTTAAGTTAAAATTACCTGTGCCAAAAGGGTATAAATTACTTATCAGTATACCTAAAATGGCTGAGAAAACTGAGGGTGGCGTTCATATGCCAGACACTTTAGTAAAAGCAGAAGAAACAGCATCTATTATTGGTTTCGTTGTTGATATGGGTGAAGAAGCCTATAAAGACACAGAGAAATTTCCTAATGGTGCTTACTGTCAAAAAGGTGATTTTGTTATTTTTAGATCTTATTCTGGAACCAGATTTAAAATAAAAGGCGAAGAATTTAGATTAATTAACGATGACACTGTGGAAGCAGTTGTCGATGATCCAAGAGGGTATGCGAGAGTATGAGTGAAAACACTGCAGAAAACTTAGAAGTAGAACAAGAAGAAAACGTAGTTCCTGATATAGAGGTTCAGGTCGTAGACGATACACCTCAGGAAGATCAGGGAAGACCCGCTAGAACAGAGGGAACTAAACCTGACATCCCTGAGGATGACGAGATTGCCCAGTATAAAGGGGATGCTCAAAAAAGAATTAAACAATTAAAATATGAGTATCACGAAGAAAGAAGAGCCAAAGAAGCCGCTGAAAGAGCAAAGAATGAAGCAATAGCTCATGCTGAAAGAGTTACAAAAGAAAATAATTCGCTTAAGAAAACTCTAGATGATGGTGAGGCTTTATTAGTTGAGCAAGTAAAAGGCAGAACAGATGCAGTCATAGAGGCTGCAAAAAAAGAATACAAAGAAGCATACGAAGCTGGAGATCCAGACAAAATTGTGGAGGCTCAGTCTAAACTTAACAAGGCGCAAGCAGAACAGTTTAAGGTTAATGACTACAAGCCTAGAAAAAGGGCAGAAGAACCACCGCTAAAAAAAGCAGAACCAGCTTATACAGAAGTTAAACAGCATCAACCAACACAAGAAGATAAAGATTGGTTAGCTAATAATGATTGGTTTCAAAAAAAAGGACATGAGGAAATGACAGGGTTTGCGATGGGAGTGCATCAAAAGCTACTTCTTGATAAAATAAATCCTGTTACAGATGCGAAAATATACTATCAAAAGATAGATGAAGCTATGCAGAGAACATTTCCTGATTATTTCGACAAGCAGAGTGTGGAGACAAGAGAGGTAGAAGCACCTCCACGATCTGTTGGTTCCGTGGTTGCCGCTCCTAGTAGAACTGCAAAAAAACCACGCAAAGTGCAACTGACCTCAACACAAGTCGCACTCGCTAAACGACTTGGACTAACAAATGAGCAATATGCAGCACAGCTTTTGAAGGAGGCTAACTGATGGCAGACAGAACATCACGCACAGCAGAAACAAGAGACAGCACAAAGAGAAAAGTTACTTGGACTAGACCAAACGCATTGCCTGATCCAGATCCAATTGATGGAGTTGAATACAGGTGGATACGCACATCAACACTTGGTCAAGCCGATATGACAAACGTCTCAGCTAAATTTCGTGAAGGTTGGGAAGCCGTAAGAGCAGAAGACCATCCTGAATTAAAAGTTATGACTGATATTGATTCTAAGTTTAGTGGCAATGTAGAGGTTGGAGGATTGCTACTTTGCAAGAACTCCAAAGAAAATATGGATGCTCGAAGAGATCATTATCGTGAAAAGAACGTACAACAAATGAGTTCTGTCGATAATAATTACATGAGAGAATCCGATCCGAGGATGCCAGTTCTAAAACCAGAAAAGGCTACTCGCACAAGTTAGTGTAACATAATTAACCGAAGAGGCTTAAAATGAGTAGTGTAGCAGCACCATTTGGATTAAACCCAATCGGCAGATTCGATGCAGGTTCATTAGAGGTATTTAGACAGTACCCTATTAAATCTGGGGAGAGTACAGCAATAGTCAAGGGCGACATCGTTCAGCTAGTAAATGCTAGTAATGCAACTACAATTGCAAAGATGACAGGCACTATGGATGGTTCAGCAACTGATCTATGTGGTATTTTCATGGGATGTCGATTTACAGATCCAAATACAAATCAGTTGACTTTTAGTCAGCATTTCCCTGCAAGTACAGCAGCGGATGACATAATGGCTTATGTCGTAGATGATCCTAATGTATTATTTACAATACAAGCGGATGGCGCATTTTCTAATGCAAGAGACATCTACGGTAAAAACGCACCTGTAGTACAAGGTAGCGCTAATACAACATTGGGTATATCCCGTGTTTCATTAGATGCATCTGAAATATCTACAAATGCAGGTGACGGTATTAAAATAATAGACTATCTAGGCGGTGACTTAGGTGATGAGAAAGGAAGTAACTTTCCAATATTGGTTTGTAAGTTCAATTATCATCAGCTCTCATCAACTAGTGGCGCAGCTTAAGGAGGTTGTAATATGGCTATTTCAAGAGCGCAACTCCTTAAGGAGTTATTACCTGGCTTAAATGCATTATTTGGGCTTGAGTATGCAAAGTATGAAGACGAACATGCTGAGATATACGAGACAGAAAATTCAGAGCGTAGCTTTGAAGAAGAAGTCAAGTTGTCAGGATTTGGTGCAGCCCCAGTAAAACCTGAGGGAAGTGCAGTAAGTTTTGATTCAGCGCAAGAGTCTTTCACTGCAAGATATAACCATGAAACTGTTGCAATGGGCTTTTCAATAACAGAAGAGGCAATGGAAGATAATCTTTATGATTCATTGTCCGCTCGTTATACAAAAGCATTAGCAAGAGCTATGGCTTATACAAAACAAACAAAAGCTGCAAGTTTATTAAACACTGGTTTTGACACATTTAACAGTGGTGATGGCGTGACATTATTTAGCACCGCACACCCTACTGTTGCAGGTGGAAATCAAAAGAATAGACTTACAACAAATGCTGATTTAAACGAAACATCTTTAGAGCAGATGGTAATTGATATTGCCGCTTTCGTAGACGAAAGAGGTTTATTGATTGCTGCAAGACCTAGAAAGTTAATCGTACCACCAGCATTAATGTTTGTAGCAACAAGACTGTTGCAGACAGAGCAGAGAACAGGCACTGCTGATAACGACATCAATGCGTTAAGAAGCAATGGATCTATTCCTGAGGGATTTGTGGTCAACCACTATCTCACAGACACAGATGCTTTCTTTTTAACAACTGATGTACCTAACGGCATGAAGATGTTTGTAAGAACACCTATGGCTACATCAATGGATGGAGACTTCGACACAGGCAATGTTAGATACAAAGCTCGTGAAAGATACTCATTTGGTGTATCAGACCCATTAGGAATGTTTGGCTCACCTGGAGCATAAATAAATTTTCAAGGGGCGGTTACAAACCGCCCTTTTTAATATATACTGAAATTACCTTGACGAAGAATTAACTTCGACATTTGCCAAGACAAGGAGATTTATATGGCTAATACAACTTTTTCGGGTCCAGTCCGATCTAAGGGTGGATTTAATGTAATAAATGAAAATAGCACTACAGGTGCTATTACCCAAACTGGCTTTTCAGTAAATTCTACTGGTCAGCTAATATCTTTAGGTTCAAGAAAAATTCAAACCTTTGTAGGTTCTTTGGCTGCAACAGACACAGCTTCAGCTTATGCTGATGGTGATGTGCTTGTAGAATTAGGAACTTTAAATTCAGATCATCCAGATGAATTAGTAACTGCAACAAAGTTTTTTATTCATAAAGCTGTAGTAGGCATCACAACAGCATGTGGTCAAACTTTGGCTGGAAGTTTACAATTGAGTGCAACAAGTGGTACAGCAACTAATGCAGCTGTTTCTTCAGGAACAGAAATTGTAGGTGCAGGTGTTGCGGCGTTTTCACCAACTTTATCTGCCGCTTTATCTGTAACTGAGATTGACATTAACTTTAACAACACAGCTGGTAATTTTCATGTGTTTGAGCCTAATATAACAGCACCTATTGCTAGTAATGTGCTGTATGCTGCGGCAACAACAGCATTAAATGCAGATGCTTCAGCAGGTAGGTTCACAGTAGAACTTGAATACTCAGTATTCTAAGGAGGGTTAAATGGCAGGTCGTTCAGATGTTAAAGCCTTTAACTTTAACCAAGGAGACAGTGCAGCTGTTTTAGGTCCTAACAGATCTAGGATAAGACAAGTTGTCATATTTGGTAATGCAGCTGGAGTTTTAACAATTAAAGATGGGAATGGGGGAGATACAATTCTGCTTCAAAGTTTTCCTACTGGGTTACATACGTTAAATATTCCAGATCAAGGTATGCTTGCTGAAAATGGCGCTTATATACATGGCTTCACAGGCTCTGGTAATAAGTTAACTGTATTTTTATCGTAATGCCTTCTACCAAAAAAAGAGGCAGTATGAAAGGCTTCACCATAAAGAGCGGTGACAAGCGCCCTACTAAGCAGGGCGCTGGTATGACCGCAAAAGGTGTCGCTAAATACAGGAGACAAAATCCTGGCAGTAAACTTAAGACCGCAGTAACTGGCAAAGTAAAGCCTGGCAGTAAAGATGCCAAAAGAAGAAAGTCTTTCTGTGCCAGATCTGCTGGTCAAATGAAAAAGTTTCCAAAGGCTGCAAAGAACCCTAACAGTAGATTAAGACAAGCAAGACGTAGGTGGAAGTGTTGATTAGTAGAACTTCCATGAGACAACAAATGAAAGGTGGCACTATGTATGGCTTAAAAGGTAACAGAGAAAGAATGAGAAAAAAATTCATAGGTGAAAAAATGGGCTCTGATAAAGGCACTAAAAGAAAAATACTTAATAAAAAGAAAAAACCTGTTCAAAAGAAAATGAGTGGTGGAGATCTTGCTGCTGCTTTGAGTCCAGCATATAGCATAATGAAAGGCAAAGGTCCTGTGAGTGATATAGTTGCAAGTGGATTAGGTGGTGTGGCTTTAATGCCTTTTGCACAAAAGCAAAGAGATAAAAGAAAGAGAAGTAAAATGGCGATGGCATCAGCGCAAATGCCACAAACTGCAAGAAGCTCTATGGCAGCTACAGGTGCTAATGAAATGCAAAGAATGATGATGGGCGGAATGATGAAGAGATCTAAACCTATCGATGGATTAGCTACTAAGGGCAAAACAAAAGGTTCTATGAGATAATGGATATAGATAAATTAAGAGAGGAACTAAAAAGAGATGAGGGTTGCGTGCACTCTGTGTATTTAGATCACTTAAATCTAAAGACTGTAGGAATTGGGCACCTTCTAACAGAGTGGGATGAAGAGTACGACAAACCCGTGGGCACTGAAGTTTCTGAAGAAAGGGTCAATGAGTTATTTGATAAAGATATACAGACAACAATAGATGAGTGTAAAGTTTTATACGATGATTTTGATGACTTACCTGAAGAAGCAAAAAGAATTATTGCTAACATGATGTTTAATCTAGGCAGACCTCGTTTGTCCAAATTTATTCGTATGAGAGAAAATGTAAATAAAAGAGATTGGAAATCTGCAGCCGCTGAGATGCGCAGTTCAAGGTGGTATGATCAAGTAACTAAGAGAGCAGAGAGACTTTGTGAAAGAATGGAAGCTATTAGCACATAGGAGTGTAATATGAAGAAGCCAATGAGACTAAAGACAGGTGGATTTTTATCTACAGGTGATGACAGAAAAGATTTAAACATCATTAGATCTGCAAAGAACTTAGATGATGGTCCAGCTTCTTCTTCATCTTCTACATCTTCAAGTTCATCTTCTGGGGGTATGAAGCGTGGTGGCATCCTCAGTAGAATGAGAAATGGTGGTAACATGGATAAGATTGGCGCTTCTCCTGCAGAAAGAAGAGCCATTACAAGTAAGAAAAAATCAGATGCTAAGAAAAAAATAAACAAACCACCTAAGGAAAGAAAATTACCACCTAGAACAAAGTTAAAATCAGAAAAAGATTCTGATTTAAAAAGGTTAAAAGAAATAAAGCAATCTCAAGCAAGAGAAGACGCAATAAGAAGAATGGGCAATCGTGTTGGACCTCAACCTGGGGGTGTTACTTTAAATAAATCTGGAGTTCCAATAGGCGCTGGTATGTATGGTAGAGGTCCTTTAGGTAAAAATTTTATTGGCAAAAAAATGAATAAGGGTGGAAAAACAAAAAGCACTGTTAACAAAGCAGGTAACTACACTAAACCAACCATGAGAAAGGCTTTGTTTAATAGAATTAAAGCAGGCGGAAAAGGCGGTGCACCTGGTCAGTGGTCAGCTAGAAAAGCGCAAATGCTTGCTAAACAATACAAAGCCAAAGGTGGCGGGTATAGAGGTTAAGGGAGTTGAACAATAGATCCAGCAACAATATCATTAGCCGTAGGAGTGGCTTCAAAAGCATTTAGCGCCATAAAAGCTGGTTTCGCTGCAGGTCGTGATATTGAACAAATGTCTGGAGATATTGGAAGATGGATGGGAGCTGTATCAGATGTGGACAATGCAGAAAAACAAGCAAAGAATCCTCCCCTTTTCGGTAAGTTGTTTAAAGCTGGATCGATTGAAGAGGCAGCTCTCTCAGCATATGCTGCAAAGAAAAAACTTGAAGAACAAAGGTATGAGCTAAAGATGTTCTTAAATATGACTTATGGACCACGAGCATATGACGATCTGTTAAAGATGGAAGGACAGATTAGAAAGCAGCGTCAAGAAACAATTTACAAACAACAACAACTTAGACGACAGATAGGTGAGGCTATTACTTGGTTTATAGTAGTAGCTATAGTTGGTGGTTTTGCTGCATTAGTTGCAGGCATCTGGATGAAACAAGCACGAGCTGAAAATTATTTACATATGACAGAGGGTTATATTTACAAACCAAAAGACTACACCAGACAACAAAAAATACATCAAGGTAAAATCAAAAAAAAAAATATACTACTTGTAGACTTGCTAAAAGAATCAAATCAAAGAGTGGTATGATGGCATGTATTTATATAGGAGGCAATAAAACATACGAGATGATGATAGAAAGTTGGTGCCCAAAGAAATTTAAATGCGTTTACAACCCTTGGCAAAAAGAGCCTAATATAGATGATGTTATTGATTCTTTGAATAGTGCGGTTAAAAATAAATGAAAACAAAACAGAAAAAATTACAGACATCAAGCAAATATAATGAGTATGATTTAGATGGCGATGGTGTGGTTTCTGATGCAGAGCTTGCTAATATGAAAGAAA